ACCTACATCTACACCTTTAAGTAAACTAAAGGCAGCAGCTGCGGCTGCTATGGGAACTGATAAAGCAGTTAATGCTAAGGATCCTTTAAGCATACGGGCTAGATTATCACCAAAAAATCCAATACCTCTACCTACTGCTTTAAGTCCTTTTTCAGCTAAATTACCAACAGCACCTATTATAGCAATACCCGGTGATGCAATTGCAAGAGTTAATATACCAGGAGCAACAGTTATTAATCCTAATCCCCCAAGTAATGTTTCACTTTTACCAAATTCAGCTACTCCGTCTGATATACTAGCCATAGATTCTTTTATCTTTTCAGAATTAAGACTTTCTACAGCTTTCAATCCTAATGAACTAGCACCTAATAATAATAAACCTGGGGCGGCAATTGTTAGTCCTATAGCACCCATTATTATATTGGCATTGCCAAATTTACCTATACCTTCTGCTAACCCACCCATAGCTTCTTGAGTGGCTTCCGCTCCTATATCTGATAGATTTTTAAGACCCCCTACAGACATTGACAACAATACTAATCCTGGGGAGGCAATTAATAAGCCTACAGAACCTAAAATTACTTTTACAGTGCCAAATTCTTCTACTCCTCCAGCAATCCCCGCCATAGCTTCTTGTAATGCTTCTCCTTTAACTTCTCCTAATTTATTTAAACCATCAGCGGCTTTACTTAAAATAAATAAACCAGGTGATGCAATTGTTAAAGCTAAACCACCTTTTACTACTTCCATACTAGCAAAGGCTTTAAGGCCCTCAGCTATGTTTTTCATTTTAGTTTTAAGCATGGAACCGTCGTCCATAGAGGGAGAAATATCAGCTACAGCTGCCGTAGGATTTGTTCCAGGTTTAAATACACCTGCTGCATTAGCTGCTTCTTCACTTACCATTCTACCAGTAGCCATATCACGAAATCTACCTCCTCCAGCCATTCTTGGATCGAATTCTATACCAGCGGCTTGGTCTTGGACGCCTGTAAAACTGTTTTTAATTCCATTAAAGAACCCCTTAAGTCCTTCACCACCACTACTAAGACCACTTACTAATTTAGTTCCTAAGTCTCCAGCTTTAGAAACTAGACTACCTATTCCCTTTCCTATATCCCCTATTTTAGTTACTATACCTCCTACAGAAGCAGATATACCTGAAAAATTAAGAGCAATAAGACCAGCTGCTATAACCTTTAATATATCAGGTACTTTAGTTAAGAGTGTAGTAAGCGCCTTAACAGGAGTTAAGATAAGGTTTAATGCTGATGCTACTGGTCCTATAATTACAGATGCTACATCTACAAGGGCATCTAATAATTCTCCTACAGGACCACCTAATAATTCACCAAATAATTTTTGAAGTTTTATAACGGCATCATTAAATTTATCCTGTGCACTTCTTTGTTCTTGTATTTGAACTACTGCTTCAGCTAATGTTTCTGCTTGGCCTGTGTCTTTTAATTTTTGGGCGGCTGCTAACTGTTCATCAGTTAAATCTTTTGCATCCGCAATACCTTTATTAATGGCTTCCTGTCTAATTAAAACACCACTTAATTGATTAACATTCATACCAAGTGATTCTGCAAGTTTTTGTCTTTGTAAGACATTCATACTTTCAAATTCACTTATAGTACCTACTTGACTTGCTATTTCTCTAGCTAATGTAGCTTGATCACCCGCTAACGCGGCCGCCCTAGCTCGTTCAAGATTTAATTGTTTACCTGTGAGTAACTCGGCTTCTAATTCGGATTCAATACTCCCCTGGAAGTCAAGGAGCTTGCTAGATATCGCGTTTAAATCGCCTAATTCTATACCTAACTTTTTAACTTCAGCTAATGTTTTACCAATAGCTTCTGGTTGTCTTCCAAATAGAATTAACTGCTCATTAGTTAGATCAGCAGTATCTTCCATTATTTCTTTCATATTAACAGTAATACCCAATGTTTTAGCTTGTTGGGCGGCTGCTAATGCTGATTTACCCGCAAATTCAGTAGCACTTTCACCTGTTGAGGCGCTTGCTAATGTTAATTTAGCGGCTTGTTGAGCTGATAATCCTATTTTTTCTGTTAATCTTACAAAATTAACAAGTGTATCACTACTAAATTGAACCCCTAAATTTAGTTCTTTATTTAATTCTGATTGTGCTGCTAATAATCTTTCGGTATTAATGGCAGTATCCATCGTATTGGCTGAAATACTAGTAAACTCATTTCTTATTTTAGTAGCTTGGGTTTCAGTTACACCTTAATTTTTAGATAAATCTGTTACCTCAGAGTTAAATTGTAAACCTTTAGCTACTAAGAATGTAAATATAGCAGCAGGGTCGGTAAGTATTTCTTTAAGATTTCCAAAAGAACGTTTTAATAATTCGGCCATTATTTGGCCCCTACCAGTCATAGCTACTTGATCTGCTAAAGCGTTATTACTAGCAGCTTGGCTCTTTAATCTTTCAGCTAAAGCAGTATTACCTGCCTCTTCAGCTTCTAAAGCTTGTTTAGATAAATCTATAGCAGAATTTCTTAGGTTAGTTTGTTCTACTAATGCCTCTCTGGCTAAATTTTTAACATCTTCTACATCTTCGGATCTAAAAATACTACTAAAACCAGGAATTTTACTAAAGCTACCTAATAATGCCCCAGTTATTCCCATTCTTTTATTTAATTCTTTTTCTCTTTCTATAGAAGCTTGAATTTGATCTTGTAATATTTTAAAGGCTTTTATCCCTTCGGCGGTTTCAGCATTAAATTCTATAGCGGCTAAAATACGTCTTCGTTCTAAATCTGTTAGTTGGGTTTGGGCTCCTATTTCATCCTGAAGAGCAGCTGCTTCCTCGTTTGTTAAGGTTACTCCCTGTTTAGCTTTATCTAAAGCATCATTAGCTAATTGGTTGCGTTTTCTATCGGTTTCAATTGCTGCTATTTTTTCGTTTAAAATAGTTGCTTGTTCTGAATTACCTTCTCGTATAGCTTGATTTAAATCATCTTGAGCTTCTTGTGCTTCAAAACTAAGTTGTCTAGATTTATTAGCAATAGAAACACTTTCTAAACGTTTAGCCCCTTCTTGTGCTTGTAATTGTAGTCTTTTTTCTTGGACATCAAGAACCTGTTCTTGGTTCTTCATGTATTTAACACTTCTAACGTATGTTAAATCAGCATCATCTGCTATTGAATTAGCAGATTGTCTTATATTTTTAAAGGTTTTACCAATTCTATTACTTAAATCACTTTGGTTAGTAATAGATTCTACAACATTATTTAGTTGTTCTAATACATTTCCTAAATCACTACTGTAATTGTTAGTGCTAAAGCTAAGACCTTCGGCTTTAATATTTAGATCATTATAAAGGTCTTTTAAGCCTTGGGAATTTCCTTCTACGTCATTAAGAGCATCTCTATAGCTCTCAATTTCTTTTCTAATAGTTTTTTCAGATATACCCCTTTCTTTAAGAAGTTCTTCATACTCTCTTATTACAGATAGAATTTCTTCTCTTAGTTTTTGTTCTTCAGAAAGTTGGTCGTTATCAGCCATATACTATAGGGGTATTCTGGTATAAATATTAAAAAATATAAGGTGATGTTAATACACCACCTTATAATTTATATTTCATTTTTTAATCCTGAGTCCTTAGGAATGTTATCCCAATCTATATCAAAGTCTTCAAATGTTTCCATTGCTTTTTGATCATTGGTTTTTCCATTAGCTGCTTCCTCTTGTTTTTTATGTATATCACTTATTTTATTTATGTAATAACGCCTCATATAAACAGGCATATTCCATACATCTTCGAATAAAAATCCTCCCTTTCCCCAGTAGACGAGATCGAATACCTCGTCAAGTATTACTGGTTTATACCTGGAGGTCAGGCCAAAAGAAATTCACTCCGATGGGAATTTGGACATCACTAACAATAGTGCCATCCTCTCCTTCGAAGTTAAACGTAAGATCTACGTCAGGGGAAATTTCTTTAATATAGTTTCTTAATGAACGAGAATCTCGTGCTAACAATTCATCATCTACAAATTCTCTAATTTTATTATTATCGGTTTCACCATCAACTGATACTATTGTATGTTTTAAACGAGTAGTTAGTTCGGCTTCACGTTTCATTTTACGAAGATTTTTAAGTTCAAGCTGGATGTTGTCTTCATCTCCCTGGCTTAATAATTTAAATACTACTTTCCGGCCTGAAAGGGGTAATTCATATTCAAATAAATTATTACCGGGTTCTTTAACTAAACCTTCATTAAGTTCTTTATCATTAACTAATGATAAATCAACCATTACTTCTTCATCTTCATTAGTGCCAGGATTAGTATAATTAAATACATAATGTGGGCCATAACCATAAACCCTTGCAGCTACCATAATAGCATTTTTATCACCAATTAAAATATCTTTAAAGCTAATAGGTGAAACAACTAGTGCTTCAAGTAATTTATCAATCACTACACCGGATTTAATATAAGTTTGGTTAGTGAGGATATCTTCCTCTTTTGCGGTCATATATTTAACCTCAACTGTGCCATTTCTAAGAGGAGATCCTTCAGGATACAGAAGACCTTTTGATGGTAGGCTTACCATTTCTGTTTGTAACTTTTTTTCAGCCATGTTTATAACTTTAGTCATTTATTGTTACATATACATATATGAGTAGATAAAAAGAAGCGCCAAAAGGCGCTTCTTCTTTGTAGATATATTAATAAATTAGAATCTTAATAAACAGTAATCCATTGCAAGAGTCATGCTGATTGTTTGGGCAGTATTAGCATTTGACCAATCGGCATCTGAAAAGTCAACACTCTTAATGAATGTTCCTTTACATTCCCACTCTTCAACAACATCACCAACTGGACCTAAAGAACGGAATTTAACATCTTTTTTATAAAAATCCTGATAACCATCTCTACCAGTTACGGATTCATGGTGTAGTCTAAACCAGTTCATTACAGCTTGGGCACCTGAAGGGTTAATAGGATCATATAATTCACATGTAATATCTCCCCAATTAACTTTACCTTTTAACTTTCTTTTGAGGTTAATGTGGTCAAGAGTAATTTCCTCGAATGAGGGTTTTGGTCTGTCAGCTTTTTTAACTAAGTAAGCTGGTACTCCTTCGATATCGAAGTAAAATCTGTTTTTAGTTTTGGGTTCGTATGTTTTATAAAACATACCGATTGTGCCCATATCATCGTTCTTTAAAATTCCCATTTTATTTTTGTTTTATCGTTGTTGGTTATTGATACATATATTAGTCTTCAAAAGAAGCACCAGTTGGGGTTAAAACAAAGTCAAGAGCTATAAACTCTGCTGTTTTAGTTGGTTGCAGGAACACTTGTCCTACAAGTTTATTTTGGTCGATAACATCTGAAGTGTTTAATTGACCATCCATTTTAACTTGGAAAGCATATAATCCTTGTCTTTGGACTAAGTTTTCTAAGTATGGGTTAACTTTCCTTAAGAATCTTTGGCGAGTTTCTTCGGTGTTTTGCTCAAAAACAAGTCCTTGGGCAAATCCATTGACTGTGTCTTTTACGTCAAGTAATAAACGTCTAACGTTGACTCTATCGAGCGCACTTGCGGCTTGTTGAAGCGTTTTTTGCCCGAATACTACTACACCTTGTCCTGGGAAAGTTGCTAATGGATTAACTTTAGATGTATAAAGATCATCACGTTGAGCTTTACTTAATTTAGTTTCAACTTTAGGTACGTTATTTAATCCACCTCTAGTTAAACCAGCAGGAGCAAACCATGGGGCAGCAATACTATCATTTTTAGCATATACACCCGGAATTATAGTTGAAGCAGGTGCCCAAACATTTTTACCTAAAACCCTACTATTTACCTGTACCCATGGCCAGTAAGAGGCAGCGAATGAAGTATCTCTTTCTTCAGCTTCGTTTTTAACATTAGCTACAGTTGCACCATATCCATATAAATCTACTACAGCCATATAATCACCTCTAGTTTCGGCATTTTCAATAATAGTAGTAATAGTGCTGTTATGGTCATTATTATTTAATCCAGGAGCTATAAGTGTTTTAAATTTATATTCTTCCTTATTAGTTAATATAGAAATTGCTTTCGTATAATCTCCAGGTGCTAAACCTTGGATATTAGTTGCACTTGATGCTGATCCATAG